GATCTGACCATTCCTGTCACCTTCCTCGTACTTGTCCCAGTCCGGATCTAGGTTTATCTGGTCCTTGTTAAGGGCTATTTCCTCCCAATGAAGCCAGATGAGGTCATCCAGCTCCCCCCTGAACTCCTTCAGCTTTTGGACTGAATATTCCATCATACCGGGATCACGGTAAGGGTTGGGGCAGAACCGCCGTAGGTAATCTTCAGGTAATCCCCAGGGAAAAGTATTACGGTGGTCCCCAATGTGGTGCTGAGCGAGTAGAAATTTACGTTGTCCCTGCTGATCTGTAGGGCGCTTAGGGCATTAACTGTGAGGATCGCCTGCTGCTTTCCGATGGTCGTGTTTCTATATGTAAACGGTGACGAACCAACTGCGGGCTGGGTTATCTTCCCGCCGCCAGTAGCCGCAAGGAACCACGTAACCCAACCCCGGGCAACCAGCTTTTTGTCGTCAACAAGCCCCTCGTTGAAAGGCGGGTTTACGGCTCCGGCGCTCACTTACCAAGCCCCCTGGTAACAGCCGCCCCATAGGTGACGGCAAACTTCACCGGATCGGTCATCCTGAACCTGAAAACAAAGTCCCGAGCAGCCCCGAAACGCCTCAGGGTGGCCCTGGGGCCTATGTATTGACCCACCATGCCCACAGACATCAGCCTCTCGTTACCGAACGTCCTGCCTCCGTCTTTGCTCACGGAGACCATGATCTGTGGGTTAGAGCCCTGACCGGACTGAAGCCCCACCCCGGTCTCCAGATCCAGAAATACCTCGTCTATCGCCAGCATGTTCCCGTTGTCGTGTATATGGCGGGTCTGTATGAGCCTCATTATCGGAGTGCCGTTGTCCGTATAGGAAGGCTCGTCTATTAACTGGTAGATATTCCCGTTCGAATAGTCAGAGACGTAGACGTTCCCGTTGAATATCAGGGATAGGTTTCCGTTGTACCTTGCGAAGAGGTTCGTTCCGGTCTGCTGTTCCGACCATACTCCCGTAGAGCCGTCATAAAGGAAAGAGCGCGCAGTGGGGGTCGCGGAAGGAAAAGTAAGCAGGTAAAAAGGGTGTCCATCCCACATGTAACTGATCGCCGTAGCGTCAGACACGGGGAAATCATCGAAATAGGAGTCGATATCCTTCGTTGAAATGACGACCGGCTGGAATCCATAGAGCTTGTAGACGCTGTAGTTCCCCTGAAGGTTTGTCCCAAGGAATGCAATCGTGTTGTCGAACTTGGCCCTGCTGAACTTTGCCGCAAGACCCACTTGCTGGGTGGCCGAAACAATGGGGGTATAGGGATTTGGAAAGGTTCCCACGTCCTGGTGGAACTCGATGCTCGCGGCACCCCAAAGAATCAGGAAACCATGGTCGGTATCTACCGCAATGAGAGAATCAGGATTGCTCGAGGCGTTCCCTATGGAAAGAGCATTCCAGGCGGTCCCGACCGTGTAGAAACTCGGAGAGACGTTGTACTGTCCGTTTACGGCCGGATAGTCGGTTATGAAGAAGGTGTCGTTATAGGCGATCGTAGTGGCTCCGTTGGGGATGTTGGAGTCCACCAATGGGCTCGTAAAGGTGGTCCCGTCCCACCCGTAGCACTTCGTTCCATCAACAATTACCAGCAAAACTCCGTTGTCTATCTGGGAGGTAAGTCCCGCAGAGGTCTGGAGCGTCCCTATGTTCGTTACCGTACCGCTGGAATTTACCGTGTACACCCCACTTCCAGCCACGGCAACCATGTTGTTCTTGAATACAGACCATCCGCGAACAGGGTTCGGCAGGGTTGCAAAAAGCGTCTCGCCGGGCGTTCCGTAAACCGATATCTTTGCCTTCTCCCCATCCTCCCGTATCTCGTAGTAAACGTTCACCCGGCGCTGGTCAGAAACCGTCGCAGATTTCCCGTAGACACCGGATCCAAAAAGCTGAATCTGCTTCAAGGAAACCGCCCCCTTGGCATACCTATTCAATCCCGGGTTGAAAGAAGATATTGTTCACGTCCGAATCCGGCTCCCTTGCAATGGCCAGAGAATCATTCAGGTTGTCCTGCATGTCCTTGGTAAGCGGCAAATTGAACATTGGCGCGATCTGCTTAGTAAGTCCCCACGACAGAGCCAGGTACCACCTCTGAGGATAATCAGGGTTATCCGTTGTATTCACGAAGTCCTGCACTGGCTCCATGTAGGAAATATGCAGGAACTTGGTCGTATCAGCCGCGCCGTATACATCCAGGTACAGCTGTCCGTTCGTTAGCTGCGCCTCGTAGTAGACATAGGATGGGTCGGACAAAAACCCCGGCTGCTGTTTGCTCGAGAGGGCGTCGTAGTCCTGAAGGGCAAGGATCTTCATGGGGATATCCGCCCCGGTCGAATCCCTCAGGACTACTGTTTCTATGATCTCCGGCCGCTGCGCCGCGCTCGTATAGTTAAAGACGACAGCCCCGGACGTGGCTTGAGAAGGGAGACCGCCAGCAGGTATCGTGATTTGTGTCCCGCCGACTTTGGTGCTGACGGTCGTCCAGAAAAGGGTACCAGCGTCGAGCTGTATCCCAACGTTGTCATTTACTGACATGTTGGCGTTGGGTACATTGATAGTAGTAGCTCCAGCAATTGCTGTTGCTGTGGTGTTCTGTTGGAAGGAGGTATTCGTCCAATGATCGCCAGAAGGGCCAAGTCCGTACTGGAATTGGGCATTGGATAGGAATAGATTTCCATGGCGCCTCTTCCACATCTTCAGGCCGGGGGCGAAGTCCTGTTTCGCCATCCATTGCTTGGCCAGCATGTTAAGTTTGCGGGAACAGTCGGAATACTCCTGGGAAGAAGGACTTTCTGCCTCTCCAAGTTTCCCGATATTCAGCATAGCCTCCCGAACAATGTCGTTCGTTGTGACCGTGAATACGTATGAACCAGAGGTCGTCATGCTGCCACCAATATCCTTGGTCTTGCCTTGTCATATGCCGAATAAATGGCGTCCAGCAGAGAATCCGGCTTTATTTCCTCCTGGCAGATGGCAGAACCGGATTCGCCCCGATTGCAGAAGTCCCATCCGTAGTGGAGCTGGTGGCAGGCCGGGGCTTCGTTATCTCCCCTACCCTTGCAATTTATCTTGCCAGCCATAAGCGAAACCGTATTAACCCAATCTCGAGTAAGATTTTCCACAGTCGAATGCGAAAGGAAAACAACCTTAGGTATAGGCAGGCACGACGCAGCATTCAACACTCCCGTTTCCGGCCCAACAACCATATCCATCTGGTCAAGCATCGCCATTGTCTGCCGGATGGTCCACTCCCCACTCCTGGCATGAACCCTCGTCTCCTTCTCCCATCCAGCCTCCAAGAGTTTGCAGAAATGGTCCCCCACAAACAAAACGTCTACGTCGGGATACGTAAGCATAAGGTTTGCAATCACTGCATCCACGTGCGGCCATGTCTTGTGTACGCCAGAGCCAGCAAGCGCCCACATGATCACAAAACGGCCATACTTTTTTCTCTCTTTTCTTGCCCATTCTTTCTCTTGTTCGGTGGCGTAGAACTTCACGCGTAGATTGTGAGGAACCCCAGCCATCGCGTGCTGTACTTCCATGTAGTTGTGGTTCAGGTAGATATGCCTGGCGGCAGGGGCCCAATGATGCGGGGTCCTCCCTGGAAGCGCCAGGAGGCTCCCCTCACACGACTCGGACAAGTTTATGAACCTGTCGTACTTCTTCCTGAGGGACTCCCAGAAACCACCCAGCTCGAGATTGGGAACCTGGTCCTTGTCCTGAAGTACGATCTTGTCTATGTGCGGATCGTTCTGGATTACTTCGTGACCGGGAGGGCTCGTGTGGAGCGTGACGTGGAAACCCTGGTCTTTAAGACCTCTAACGATGCTTGAGACCTGGAGTAGATCCCCGAAAGCCCCGTATCGGACGACGCCCGCACTTTTTGCTGGCTTGGGTTGTCGGTACGAATAATGTTTCCTAGTTCCTGAAAGCTTTTGGTAGACCTGGAAAAACGAGTATTCCTGCCCTTCATTTCTATCCTCATTCCGAACAAGATCATAGCTGGCCCAGTCCATTAACTTGATCACGTCGTCCGGCATGAAGTCGAACTTATGATCCTTGTTTGCTCCCTCAACCCCGATATTCGGGTAAAACTCCTTATGAGGCAGGTACAGGACCAGATAGCCATTAGGCTTGATGCACCTCCACCACTCTTTAAGGACTTCCCTGGGCCTTTCCATGTGCTCCAGGGTGTGCGCAGAATAGACGGCATCCATCGTGCCGTCCTTTATAAGCTCCAGGTTATCCGCATCCATGCACAGATCAGGCTTGCAGACAATCCCGAAAAGGCTCGCGTCCTTGTTGTTGTCTACCCCAATAAAATGCCCGAAAGGCTTGTGGTTCCCACAACCGACGTCAAGAACGCGCCCTCGAGTGTATGGGACAAGCTCCCACTTGATCTTCCCGGATTCGTTCCCCTGTGGGTCTTCTCTACGCCAGACCATGTATCACCATAGAGGACTGTAGCGGGTTGTTGCCGTAAGCGGGTCGTACACAGGAACCCACTTTGTTGGATTTCCGGACACCGGAGCATTGGTAAGGGTGGCTGTATTAGAAGCGGCTCCGCTCGTGAAGTTGGAGAACTGAGGGAACTGTAGAAGCCCGGCAGCAGACGCGTCTATGGTGTAGGTATTGTTTTCCTTGCAGTCGAATACTATGTCTGATCCAACCCCTCCGGATGTGGGACCTACGTTCATGGCGGTACCGCTGCCACCCATATCGAGACCGGACAGGTGAATCCGGCTGGTCCTGAGGGCAAGAATATTCACACCCGTACAGGTTGTTCCAATGGAACATCCAAGCTGTCCGGAAAAGTCAATCTCATACGGCGCGCTCGCGCCAGACGTCATGACGAATTTGATTGCCGATGCCCCAGTACCCGGGTTAAGGAGGGTGCAATTATTTATCATGATCGAGTTGACGCTTCCCCCAACAACGTTGTTGTTGATGGTCAGGAGGTCTCCGGATGTTCCTCCTTGCAGCCCCTCGATCTGAAGGTTTGTGATCCTGATCTGCCTTACCGCGCTGTTGTTCGAGTTGCTCTGAATCACCATCCCCTTGCCGGCAGACCCGAAAATCCTTAGTCCAGCTATGTCTATGGAGTTGGTTGCGTCGGCGGAGGTGGTTGCATTGCTGTCAATATCCACCGCAGGAACTGAAGAAAGCCCGCAGTTGTATACCCTCACGTTCCTGAGGCTGCTCTCCCGCATGTAGGCCTGTCCGCCAGACCCAACCCCATTTACCTTCCCGCACGCAAAGGCATTGCCAGGAACGTATCCAATGAAAAGGTCACTTAGCAGTGCAAGGTCGTTCCTGTTATAGAAAACTATGGCGTTCTGCTGATTGACGGAGGTGGTATTCCCAAGGATCGAAAGCCCGGAAATAACCGGTCCGAATGCGGCCTGCGTCAGATCGACAAAGCTTCCACTGCTCTCTGAGTTAGAGATCCACGATTCCTGCCATACAAACACATTTCCCGAATAAGACGGTGAAATCTTTATGTTTGACTTCATGGAGCCCATCCCAACCAACCCCCATGGAATACCTACCATGCTGGGAAGGGCCGCTCCTGTTCCAATGGTGGTGGTTCCGGCCGGGACCTGAATGAGTTGTCTTACCTTGGTGGAGTTGAAAAGGCTAGCAGCCTGTGACATAGCCTGCGCCCACGTGGAGCTATCGTCCGCCCCACCAACGGGGCCGTAGTCCTGAAGCGGAAGAAGCGGGGAGAAGGAAACCGTCAGGCGGTTCCCGTTACTGTCATAGACCTGATGAGGGGACGAGTAAAAGTACCTGTTCCCGTTGACGTCTACGAAGTCGAACATTTCTTCTTCACCAGATGCAGAGTCGAGTCCTTAACTGGCTTTCCTTCTACGTCAACCTCTTTCCCGTCGTTGTCGAAATACCTTCCAGACTGCTCCCATTTCACAACGGGATGCCCATAGACCCTGCAATGCGGATAGTAACGATCCAACTTATGGGCCATACATTATTTCGATGACCATCTGATCCAGAATGATGAACTCTGTGGCCGTGGTTAGAGTTCCCTGTATTTGAATCGTTTGGTTAGTAGAAGTATCAATCGCCGTTACCTGGGCTGTAAGTCCTCCCAGACCGATGGCGGCTCCGGCAGCTCCGGCCGGGGTGGTAACGTTTATGTTCTGGGCGCCCCGGTTGTTAAAGTAGAAAAGTCCGTTAAAGCTGCCGTTCGTGGTTACCGCGAAACTGGAGATTCCAACGCCGCCGACAACTGTGCTGATCGTCTTGCTGTTGGCGCTGTTAACGGTGCTCAGGAGAGTCTTGATCCTCATGGTGCCATTGGCACCCATGGTTCCGCCAAGCAGGGTAAGACTCGTCAGATTCTGTACGGTGGTAACTCCCGTATATGCACCCGGGCCGGTGGTTACGAACGGAACTGTCGCCGCAGGAACAGTAGGAACCCCAGAAAGTACGTTGTTGAATACCGTACCAACCGTGGTGCTGCTCATAACGGCCCAGTAACTCCCCGCCGCGCTTCCCGCTGAAATAGCCGACGCCGGAAGATTCAGATAAATCCCACCACTGTAGGTAGTAGGAAGGGCCGTTCCAAGGGTGATGGCCCCGTTGTTGGCCATGCTTCCAGTAGGAGCAATGGCGCTAGGAACTGCGCTCTGGGTAAGCACATACGGGACCCTCAGGATATTTCCGGAGTTGTCTACGAATGTGACCGCTATCGGACTATTTGGATTTGCGACCGGCATGTCAGGCCTGCTGTACCGCTACCGGAGACTGTGAATTGGCCGGAGTGGAGGTATTTGTTGAAAGGATGTAATACAGGGGATTGCCCGCATTTGGCTGAGACATCAGAACCTCATGAAGTATTTGCCGTCTTTTTCCATTCTCTTGCCGAACTTCTCGTCCAGGTAGGCGGTAGCTCCGGGGGTGCATCCGTAATCGTCAAACCACATGATTCCATCCGGGACCATCCTGGGCTCTAGATACTCCACCGCCTCCTTGTAGCTGCGATACTGGTCCACATCCAGGTGAACGAACGCTATCGGGCCCATTTCTACTGCGCTTTTAGGAAAGATCCCCTGTGTGATAATCGCCTTCGGAAGCTTCGCGCTCAGTCCCTCTGGATCAGAGAACTTGAAGTCTCCTACCTGGTGGCTGTCAATTGGATCCTTATAGGGAATCCCGCTGAAAGTATCATATAAGTACAATTGTCTGCCCTGAATGCAACATATTTGATATAAAACGCTGGCAGAGCCGCCCTCAAACACCCCGACCTCGACAAAACACCCGTCCGGAGTACCGGCCGATATCTCCGCCATTCTCTCTAGGGATTCCCTCCCGCACAGAGACGGGAGAGTATCCATCACTATCTTCATCCTACAAACGGTCCAGGTAGTTATTGCGCTCTACAAACCCCTCGACCTTGTTTCCGCCGTCGTCCGGGCCCTCTACGACCCCGTAGAAATGGTCCTGGTTGGCCCCTGTGTACTCGTCGTCAACCGAGTCCATGTCGTGGTAGCAGAAGCCGTTCAGCAGCTCGTTCTTGTGAATGACGTTGGTAACGTCGGTCTCCGACATGGTGGTAAGAGGCATTCCACCGTTCATATGCATGGTAACTTCCTGCATATCGGTCCAGACCGTGGCCCCGTTTTCTGCGGCTTTCCTGTTCACATAGGGGATCTGCCGATTGGTATTGACGAAAGCCGGTTCCTGCCATTCGTGGGCGAATGAGTTGGCGGCGTATCCACCGGAGACCTGTCGGGCCTTGATGGCATCCTGCTTGGGCCACTCCCAAGTCATTCCTTCGTCGTCTTCCTCCTTGTACGGATAGGAGGTCTGAAACTTGTCTTGCAATGAGTTCTTGGCCATTACTTCACCCCGCCCTTTACTTCACCAAGACCCTTGGTGTTGTGGTTCTTGGCCTTCATGATCATCTGGTTCTTCTGTTCGACCTTCTTCTTCAGGTACGGATGGCCAGCGTTCTCCGACCTGGGAAAACTCGACGTGCGTTGCATTTTCATCTCCGGTTAGACGGGGTGAGCGTCGATGTTCTGAAGGCCCACCCCGTTTTCATCACTCAGGAATATCTCGGACAGGCCACGGCGTATCCGACGAATACGTAACGCCACCCTCGTAAACCACGAGCGGCATCGTATTGATCAGCGCATAGGCTTGGTCGTTGATATCGGGTCCCGGAGGAAGCTGGTTGAACATGGCCTTCTCGCCAAAGGGGGTGCCGAACTTGTAGAAGCACCCGCCATTTGCGTCAAGACCAGGATCGTCCAGGTTCTCGTTCTCCATCAGCGAATGCATGCCCTCAATGGCACCCGACTGCGGAGCGCCGCCATGCCCATACCGCTCGAACATCTCGGTATTGGAATAAACGGTCTCTTTGTTCAGGAACCCGGCATTCTTCGCCTTCTGCTCGCCAAGGGGGATCATCTGACCATCATTCGTCTTCTTGTAGGACTTGACGACTCTGAGGGTCTCTCCGCCGCCCCGTGGCGCGGTCTTCGCTTGCTTTACTTGCGTGCTCATGACTTCTCCTTACGCCGTCACGTTGGCCAGCGGGGCAACAGAGAACTCCAACATCGGGGTCGTAACCGCCGTAGCATCCGTCCCGTTGGTGTAGTAGATCTGATCCCCTGCAGCCAGAAGAACGCCGCCGCCAGCATTTACGTTGGCAGCATTGGTGTAGTTCTGGCGGGCTTCCGTACCGTTGGTGGTATTGCTGATGGCAACAGCGAACGTCTGGAACGTGGTCGTAGTCGTGCCGGTAACCCGGAACGGCTGGATCAGCGTTGCAGCGGTGTTCGTGTTCACCACCGTGGTCAAAGCACCCCCGGACAGCGTGGTGGTAGTGGTCGTATAGGTGCTGGTTCCGGCAGTTACCTGACGGGCACCGATACTCCACAGGATTTCGTTGCCACGGGCGAAATACACCTCCGACGTACCACCCGAGCCGGCAGTGGTCTTGGTCATCGAATGCATATAACGCGCGATGGAAACGGCGTTGTCGTACGCTTGGTTCTTTTGTGATTGAAATGGCATTTTCAGTCTCCCATATTAGCCGGCTGAGTCCCACTTCACGATGCGAACGTTCTGCACCAGAGTATGGACAATGCCAAAACCACCAAGGTAATACCACGCAACACCCTTGGACCGCCCGTAGTCAGTCGGGATCTTCCCGCGCATTTCCTCTGGTACGGCAAGTGCTTCCGCCACCGTGTCATTGCCGAAGAAGAAGATCCAGTCCGACTTGCCGTTGCCCCAGAGGGTCTGGGTAATACCGTCAGTGCCCGTCCCCTTGGCCACGTTGGTCTGTTCGATGTACCGAACGTTCTCGTAGCGGCCAATCTCGCCGTTCATGATCAGCTTGAAGCCCGTATCCGAATACTGGTGGATCGTCTCCAGGTTGTTCTTGAACGTGCGCAGGGTCGAGGGCCATGCCAGGGCGTAGTAGTCATCCCCGATATACGCGGGAATGTTGCGCTCCTTCATGGTATCCACGAGGGTCTTGGCATAACCGTTGTTGAACGGATCGTTGTTCGTAACCGTGCTCGTACCCGTGGTGCTAAGGGTCAGGGCAAAGGTGGAACTCGAGCCGCCAGTCGGCGTAACGCGCAGCAGCGTCTGATTCATCTGGGTCCAGGACCCGCGGTCGAAGGTCTTGACCGCATCGTTCTTAAGAACCTTCTGGATCAGCTCGATAACCGGGAACTTGGACAGGTTGTCCAGCTTGCCCGAGTACGGAACGCTGTTGCCGTATTCAGTGATTGTCAGCGTACCCTGGACAATCGTGAAGTTTGTTTCCGGCATGGTGTTGGTTTCCGTCAACACCGCACCCGGAGTCACGACATCCGAGAATACGTCCCAGGTGAACGTGTCACCCTTCTTGCGCCCTTGCTGTGAAGCGTCTCTTACGTCTGCAAACTGCCGGAATTTGACCAGCGGTTGAACAGCCATGCGAAGAACGTTCGACAGCTGGCGCGAGTACAGGTAGCCCCCGAGGGAGCTAACCGCCCATACTTGACCAGCCATGCTTTCATATCCTTAGTTGCCCCCTTGCTTTGGCCATCTGGGCAATAACATTGGGGGTGGATTCCTCTTCGTCTTCCTCAACCGGCCTCTGGGACTTCACGGAGGCTTGCGGTATGTTGGTCAACGTCTCTTGTTTCTTCCGTGCCTTCTCGGAATACTTCGGATCTATGCCGAACTTCTTCCTAAGGTCGTCGCCGATGCGGGCATACCTGTCCCGGTAGCTCGAAACCTTGCCTTGTGCAAGTTCCTCGCGCCGGATCTCGTCATCCCTCTTAACGGCTAACAACATGTAGTCGGGGTCGGCAAAAATCTCCGGGTATTGCTCTCGAAACCACGATACGTTCTGCTTGAACTCGATATTCTCTTCGGTCTTCTTGGCAACCGCGTCCAGGTCAACGGATGGCGCTTGAATCAGACCCTTACGAATACGAGCAACTACTCGAGCGGCGTCTTCCTCGCTCCCGACTTGCAATGCCCTTGCGATCTCCAAATCCTCGTCGGTAGGGGTATCGGAG